TTGTACTTTTGTGCGGTTAAGAGTTATCCTTCTGATAAATAAAAAGATGCGGGCGCACAATATTTGTACAACTCAGTACAACGCCCGCACTATTTTTACTTCATTAACAAATCCCATCCGGCTTCAATATCTGCCATGACTGCGGGAACTCCGTTTTCTACTTGGCTGATGGCCGCGGCAAAGGCACACATTGTGGCTTTGTCGTCGATGTCTGGAATATAAGTAGACGGTACCTGCATTTCACTGCATACACGGGTAATGTATCCTGATGTATTGTTTTCACAAGGTGGTGCATATCTGTTTATAAACTCAGCAATAGTTTGTCGGTTATGTAGTTTCCGGTAGTTTTGCAGTAACTTGATCAAAGCACGATAGCCGTATGCCATCGAAATAAATTGCTTAAAACTTTTGTCTTGGCTGGGTACAATCTCACCTTGCCATTTATCCCGGTCATGTCTAATATTACCGGGATTGTTGTTTCGTAATCCTCTACTCATTTTTTTGTTTTTCTAATTATTGATATTATATCTACGATGCCTTTGTCACCCCAATATTAATTGGGTGCGATCTTATAGACAGTATGATTCGTAATAACCGTACTGCTCTTTTAGTCAATAAACTCTTCGTACAGTACCTCCATAAAATCGGCACTTTTCATTGTGCCGGGAAAGATCATATTCTTACCGTTATAGGGCATACACAAATCAAGATTATAGCTCTCAGCGGTATTGACATTCAAGATTTCATCGAACTCTTTCTGAGTGAATTTCTTTTCTTCCATCTCCACTTCTTCATCCAACTTCTCAGATTTGAAGTTAGTGACCTCTTCCATATACTTATTGAAAATTGGCATGAAAGTTTCATGCTTGTCGTATTCCTCTTCAGTGAGGGCAGATTTTAGCATTTCAGGAGTAAGGTTACGAATGTCCTTATCTCCACGGGCCTTATTTTCCAGTTCGTCTATTTCCTGAAGCTGTGTATCATAACCCTCCGGCTTCAGCCCCTCACGGGCTTCCTTTACATCCTCTTCAAACTGCTTGCGAAATTTGCCGTAATAAATACGGGTCATCATCACTTTAGATTTGAGCTCTGCCGACAGTTCCTTATCTTTATAAGCAAGAAGAACGGCTTTCAGGATAGATGCCTTTTTAATTGCATCACTAAGTTTCACTTTCACGATTTTCTTTTCTGTTTTTGTTTCTTGATTTTCCATTGATTTTGTTTTAATGTTATTCTACGATAGTGTTAAATATCATACCGGATACGGCCTGTTCAACAGCTTTCTCAAATTCGATGCCGGCTGTCAGAGCCTGGTCCCGTTCCGGTTCATTTTCCTCAGATGGATTGACCATATCGTTCAGTCCACGGGTAACCGTAAAGGAATACTTGAAAGGTGCCATGGCCTTCGAATCTGTTTTTTGTACGGAAGCGTCAATGCGCTTGATCCGTTTACTGTCGTTATAGACTTCGACCGTTCCGGATACTTTAAATCCGTTGATCTCTTTCTCCACTTTCATGGAAGTGGTTACGTTACTGATTTTTGTTTCTTGATTTTCCATTATTCTAAGTTATTTGGCTCTAAAGAAGATAGAACCGGATTGATAATTGTCTCCTAAGTATCTCGCTGTATAGTTTACATAGTTATTTTGAGAAGTCTGTACACGAGTAAATGATTGAGAGTTGAATGTATACGACTCTCCCTGTGACAGCATTTCTCCGATCGGAGCAGGAGATAAAGACTCACCCATACCACCGAGGAAAGCACCAATCGGATCAGACTCAAGGAATACTGAGAATCGGGCTTTCTCCCATGCTCCTTTAATAGACGTAAATGTACATTCCAAATGATATTCATTCGCAAAGTCATTAACGACCTTATAATCAAATTTAAAGCTGTTCGGTACAGGCTTGGCAAGGGTCTTGACCATGTAAGCTGTCTCTAGAGGACCCTGATTCATTGAAAACAGAGTCACATTTATACTACTGTAAGACTGCTCTGAAGCTTCAGCATAGGAAGCAACCATATAAACATCCACTTTACCGTCCGGCCAATTCGGAACATCCAACACCACTGCATATTCTTGTTGCTGCATCTCCATAACGGACCTGTTCAGTGTACGGAATCGAAGTTCTCCGTTTGCCTGATGCCTTACCACCACCCCCATATAAGCCCTGCTGATATCAGCTATATTATTAATTGATATCTCAGCATTCTGCCTTAGCAGGATGGAGCATCTGAATTGCGAATTGGGATACAGGCCGGGGTCCGGATGCATCGAAAACAGATGTGGGGCTTTAGGATTATAGCCTGCATAATCTGAAATTCTCAACGGACTGCCGCTACCGCCGGGAAAATCCCATGACCAAGGAGACATGGGGGAACCCACAGCCGGAAGAGAGCCGGTCGGAGGAAGGATGATACCGAAATTCCCATTATCAGCTTTCCACCAGGCATCGGCATCCGTTACAAACTGTTTGTTGAATTTAACGGGCTTCTTCAAAGAGAAGATGTTCACATTCGCCCGGACCCCAAAATAATCGCTTGAGTTATCCCCGACGCTACCACCGTTTGCGTTCAGGGTATCGCGGATATCCAGGTTAGTAAACCGGTCAGGAATAACATTATAAACAGCCATCCTCACCTCCTTTCCGAAGGAAAGTAACACTGCCAGACAAAGCGATATCACCAGTTTCACCGTTATAGACATAATCACCTTCAATTAGTTTTTCATACTCAAAATCCTCTTTCTTTTGTTGTAAGGAGATTTTACCCCCCCCCATTTTGTAACCATATTTTATAATAAGGTTACCTTCAATAAATAGTTTTACTCTTTCCATATCATTCAAATCTAAAATAGCATGTAAAATGATAATAATCATTAGCAGGAAGGGCCGGAACATCCGGCATAGAGACCGGTGTTCTGAAGTTGACGGACTCACCTGCCATCCAGTCGTTTCCTAAGCGTGTCGGTGTAGTGGAAGATGTTATGCTTTGTGCTTTCTCGGCAACAGTAACACCGTCACTTGCACGGGTCGCAACGACTTTTACTGACTTTAAATAGTAATTATTATCCAGTCTGCTTATTAAGCGGCCCTCTTGAAAGAGACTTCCGGAGTTGATAATCGCCGTACCGATTAAAGATATCTTTCTCGCTTCGATAATGCTGAGTCCAAGGATGCCGAACGAGTAAACATCGGCATGCGGGGTGACGATATCAACGGTCGATTCATCAAAGCCGTCCTCTGCGTTCAAGCTGTAATAGGATTGTGTCGTTTCACCCTGCCAGGATGGAACCTGCGATGTACAGATGAATACCTTTATCCTGACTCCCGTCTTATCTGATTTCAAGAGCTCGCAATCGGATATGTTCAGAGTTACCCCTCCATTGAAGATTGTGACCGAAAGCGTTTTAATAAGCGTCCGAGCTCCGTATGTGACAGCACATCCCAAATATGAATTAGATGGGAATATATCGGCCGGGACAACATTGTATGTTGAATCAAGTGATTTCAGCATCAACTTCACAACAATGGCACTGCCGGAGGCAAGGATAAGTCCGGAGGGAAGCATGGTAGTGAATGGTACGGTAGCTTCCGGATTGTATCCGGCAAAATCACCGACACGCAGGTTGTACGATCCCTGAACAGGTATATCATAGGTGTAAGTTCCGGTCAGTAGCGCAATATCCGCTGCACGGGGGACATTGATACCGTAGTTTCCGGAATCGGCACGGAACCAGTTCGGATCCTCCGTATTAAACATGATATTTCTTTTCACCGGTTTACGTTTGCTCCACATGTTAATGCGTGCAGCAGCTGAGAAATAGTTAAGTGAGTTATCGCCCACACTTCCACCATAAGCGTTCAGGGTATCGCGGATATCCAGGTTAGTAAACCGCTCAGGGATTCGATTATATGCCGCCATTAAGCAGCCCTCCTTTCTAATTGTTCAATTCTGTTTCTCAATTTGATATTTTCCTTTTCCAAAGCATCCATTCTCAACTCCGTGTCTGACTTCCATTCATAGTCTGAAAGGAGATGATCCCGGAGGAACCGGGCTGCATGCACTGCATACACATATGCGCATACAGCATAGTCCATCGTTTTAAAATTGCTTGTCTCATGGGTCAGTTCCGGAAGGATCTGCTCGGTGTACTGAGCATAACCACCCACATGGAGAAGCCCGTCACGATCTCTCTTCTTACTGTTCCAGCGGTAGTAGATAGTGGGTGAGTCTGCGATCTGATCCAATTGCAGGGTTACTTCACCCAGATAGGTTTTATAACGTGAGTCGGAGCCCCAGGTTGAATAACCGGAGACATAGTGGTTACCGGTGAAACTCCAATTACCGCCGCCATAGTCCATGATATAGGATTTTCCAGAACTGGAATTGGTTGAGGTTGATGTTCCCCACCACCAGTACATGTGATCATTGGAGTGTACACCGATACCAAAGGTATTGTCAGAAGCCCTCACTTCTATTCCTCCATGGTCTGACCTGCCCTGGAATACAGCATACACATTAAAACCTGATGCGCCTGAGCCGCCATAGATACCACTTACAGCAAGACCGCCATTAGTACTCAGGTGACCACCGGCATAAATCCTGCCACTTGCGTTAATACCTCCGGCGGTATGGATGGCATCGGAAGAAGTACTGCTGACATAGAACTGCTTACCGTTATAGACACGTACCCAGGTCGAATCTGTCATGTGGATACCACCGCCATAGGATTCACAATAAAAGCCATTAGTACCTAAAGCTCTTATCCAACCACTTGATAGAACATCAGCTGTAGTAGTTATTCTACCGCTTGCATTAAGAGTTGAACAAGTCCATGAAACATCTGATTTATTACTATTATATCCAGTCCAAACAGAATATAAAGTACCATAACTTGTAGCATTATATGTTTGAGCACTAATATACATTAATGGGGCTCCACCTCTCGAAAAATGTAATGCACATAAAGATGGTACATCAGTTCCACCATAACCGTTTATCCAAAGTGTATCTCCCCAATAACTGTCAGGATTAGTTCCAGTCATTGCAACTTTAACTCCTATATTTTGTCCAAAATATGTTTGAGGATTACTTTGTTGTCCGCCAACATAATTAGTAATAAGATGAATTGCAGTATCTGATTGCCCATATATTCTACTAATATATGCACCAGCCCAATATTTATCAGAAGTTCCTAACGTTAAAGCATTATGATTATATGGAACTACAGCTCCAGATACATCAATTCTATTATCAAAATAGTAAATTCTATTAGCATTATTAGTAAAATGTACATAACTTGTATTCTGTGAGCCAATTCTAACTTCGCAACCATTAACATTACTGTATAACCAGCCTCCATTGGCGTAGAAAGAACCTGCGCTGACAGTACCGCCGGTACTCCCTCCTTGAACTGCAAATGTCCAACCTCCTGCACCATCAAGCCTAAGACTTCCGGCATATACTCCCGGCTGATGGAAACCAATACCGGGCTTAACTGTATTAGCTGTTCCATTTCCATTAACCATAAGACCTAAGCCATTATAGTCGTTGTTGCTTGCTTCTCTGAATGTTACATTATGGAAACGAGCATCAGTATAGCCCCAGTTACCAATATCCTTATTATTAGAATAACATCTAATTCTTCCATCTTCTATCTGATGTAAACCGGAATCATTATCCCCAATAGCAAGTGAAATACTTGGTGCATCTCCACTTTTTCTATTAACAAATAGTTTACCATCACTATCCATAGTCATTTTAATACCAGCATCTGAATACCACCAATCAAATGACCATTGATTCCTAATACCAGCACCTACTGTCCAAACAGGTTTATTCCCTGTAGGGTTTACATTATTATAATATCCAATAGAACATTCTGAACCACTTCTATTAACTACAGCAAATTTACCATAAGAACTTCCACTATATCTAACAAATACTCCTTCATTATTATTTGCTCCAGGTCTAATTTCATAATTACCTGTTTGTCCTGCTAAACCAGCAGTAGTACCAGATAAACCAGTATCGACTATTTTACCATTAGTATTATATCTTGTAAATGCCCAAGCGTTGTCTTTAGCTTTAATCTCTAAACCTTTATTGGCAGATGTAAATAATCCACAAGGTGCACTGACATTATATAATATAATATCACTTCCAAGTTCAACAATAGAATTTTTTATTTCAGCGTTAAAAACTTCTCCACTCTGAGAATTGAAATACTTGACATAAAACGGTAATCCTGTAGAACTTATATCATATATAAGAGTTTTGATATTATCTAAACTTGCTGCTCCTGTCCATTTAAGACCACAATATTTAACTCCACCATAAGTAAAAGTACATAGTTTAGGAGCATCTTCATCTGTAGATACTCCAAATCCATTATATATAACTCCTGCATAAACATTAGTAGTACTATATTTCTTCATAACACTAAAGTTTACAGAGCCATTGCCATATATACCATTTCCTCTTCTGTAAAACATAGTACCGCTTGCATAATTATATTCGGAATCAGCAGGACTAAGTTTACATAAAGCAACTACCCACCACCCATAGTCTGAATATATATTTTGTCCCTCAAAGTAAGGAGTTGCAACTTTATTACAATCTTCAAGAAAAGCTATACCTTTCCAATCAGTAGCCCAAGAAGAACCTTTGCCATCCCTATAATATAATCTATTATTAGTGTTATCTGTTGAAGAAGGCCCAACAAGTTCCCAGGTAGCATAACCTTCTCCCCAACCTTTCACATGAATACCTGACCACCAGTTAGAGGATGGCATGCCAGACATATGAAAAAAGCCACTAATATTATAATTATCATAAGAGGTTGGAAGTATTGTGTCATTTCTTCTATCAATAACTCTTAAGTAATTAGATTTACTTGAATACTGAATACTGTTTTGGTCACCACCATACGCTAATGCATAAAGGTTGGAATCCAGACTACCATCAGCTTTGAGAAATTGTGATGCGGTTCCATTAGGTGTTTTCTGATATAAATCAGGCAGTGTGATGACCCCGTTAGCCGCTTCATAGAGTGTGCCATTCAACATTATGTTTCCACCACCGCCACTTCCACCGCCACCGATAACGGAAAGTTTGCCACCTTCTTTCGACAGAGTGGCCGGGTCATAAGGTAGCAGGTCGAGAAGGGTCGGAGCAGTATAATCGCCCACCGCATTCCAGGTTGTGCTACCTGTGATCAACAGGTTACCATCCAGTTTCCAGACTTTATGTGTCGGATCGTAATCGAGCAGGCCACCGTTTACTTTCAGACCGCCGGTGAAATTCTTTTCACCGGTAATCTCCTGAGCACCGGCAAGGGTGACGAAGGTATTCAAACGATCCTGCAAACCATTGATTTTGCTAATCTCTAAAGTGGGGATATCAGAGGCTATCAACCCTGATGCGGACGTTGCACGACCATAAGCGTCAACGGTGAGCTTAGTGTATGTACCGGCCTTTATTCCGGAAGGAGAAAGGGACAAGGTACGATCCGCAGACAAATCACCACCCCCGGAAAGACCGGTGCCGGTAATAATGCTACGGGTTTTATCCGCTTTGACAGATAGAGCAGTAGCAAGGGTATCCGTTTCGGAGAATCCGGCCAGGAACGCTTCAAGTTCCTTCCATTTGTTGATTGTCGAGTCGGTATCTGATCCGGTGAGAAAGGTAAGCAGGGTATTGGCTATCTCTGTAACATTGCGATATCCTTCCGTAGTTGGAAGACCGGTTCCTTTCAGGGCATTAAGGTTCGTATGTACAAAGTTCTCTGTTGCATATCCGGCAAGAGCTGTATCCAGATGTGACTTGTCGATCTGTTGAGAACCACTTTTCAAGAGTGCGGTCCACATGGAGGATTCGTCGAAGCTTGAACCGGCACTGCCGATTACTGACAGCCGGCCACCCTCTTTTGACAGGGTAGCCGGATCATAAGGCAACAGATCAAGAAGGGTCGGAGCTGTGTATGTTCCATTGTCCCAGCCGAAAGTGATATTACCTGAGATCAGCATATTACCGTTCAGTTTCCAAACTCTTTCGGTCGGATCGTAATCGAGCAGGCCACCGTTCACTTTCAGTCCGCCGGTGAAATCTTTTTCACCGGTAATCTCCTGGGCACCGGCAAGGGTTACAAAGTTCTCTCTGACGAAGGTCTCCGTAGCGTAGCCGGTAAGAGCGGAGGAAGTGATATAGCCTTTATCTGTGACAAATTTCTCTGTCGCATATCCGGCAAGAGCACCGGACAAATGTGACTTGTCGATCTGCTGAACACCTTCTTTACTGAGGACGCCCCACATGGCCAATTCATCAAAGTCAGAACCGGCATTGATCACAGACAGTCGGCCGCCCTCTTTTGACAGGGTAGTCGGGTCGTAAGGGAGCAGGTCGAGAAGAGTTGGTGCGGTGTATGTGCCATTGTCCCAACCGAAAGTAATGTTACCTGAGATCAGCATATTACCGTTCAGTTTCCAAACTCTTTCGGTCGGATCATATTCTATCAGACCACCATTTAAAGTTAACTTTTTTAGGAAAGCTTCGCCTTTTTGCGTGATTCTGTAGGGATCATCCCCGCTGCTAAATTCGACACCTCCCAGAAGACGAAGTAAAAAATTGGTTTCGTCTATCTGCTTTTTACTGATAAAGATATCTTTTAAACCATCAGTAGAAACTTTCTTTAATCCTTCATTCAACCAGTATAGCACTTCTGCCACATGCCGGTTAGAGACACTGTGCTTGAGTACTGCTTTGTCAATGTAGTCAATGAGTTCATCTATAATTTGTTGCTGATCGGCCATATCAATTAAATTGAGGTGTGAACTGTTCGGTATGTATACGGGGATTTCCTATTTCGTCCTCTGAAAGTGATCCGGTGTAGCGAACATCGGAGTCAACGAAATGAAGAGTCATTTTAATACTTTCCGGTACAGTGGAGCGTATGGCATGGGTGAGGTTGTCGGCTACGGCATTTACCCTGATGTTTCGTCCGGAAAGTCCGAGTATCTTTATGTCATCGGAAGCAAGCATATCCATTAAATGCACAAGCTCTTCGGTATTGCGATATCCGGATTCGACCTGAAGCTTGTCACGGGCAGACTGTCGCTCGCGGGCCTCGATATAGTCATCAATGCTTTCATCGTAAATCTGATAAGTGGAGTCGGACTCTATTTCAGACTCGATGTTACCGATACCGGTGACTTCAATGCGTTCATAGGCTCCATAGGAGTTGAGAAATTCAAGTAAATAACGTTCACGGGATACTGTTCCGGGAGTGATGACAATAGTACAACTTTTGATTGATCCGGAATAGATATCGAAAACAGAAGCTAACTTTTGATTAGTTTGAAACAGTTTTTGCCGGAGCCGATATAGGTTAAGGGCTACCGGCTGTCCGGCTGTTCCGGACAAAGAGGTTTCAATGCCGGCTGCAACTATTTTTAATGCACCATCCGGATAAAGGAAAGGAATAGGTAGGAGTTCGGTTTCTCGGATGGTGATGATCCGCCCGTTGGTACGGGTGGTTTTGAAGAAATTAACCGATGAATTGAGCAGCTTCCAAGTGAATATATTGCTGTTTTCATCTAACAGACGGCGTAATAGCCGCTTGCTGATGCCTCCGATAACTGCTTTCAGAGAAAGAGTTTTAGTTTCTCCCTGGGTGTTTTGGACACTAATGGCAATATCTGTAGCTGAAGTAGAATCGGCCAGTAATATATCAGTGGATTCGTTAAGCAGATGTTTGGGACTGAGAATACCTGAAAGGATATCCTGAAGAAAAACAGAGAACTCACCTTCACCACTTCCGGAAAAGATGGTGCGGTCGGCCTGACGAATAGTGTAGCTGACTACTGAACTGGAGTTTATGGTCAGCTTGATGGGATTTCCGGCTAAAGCGATTGTAGACGGATATATGTTTGCTGTTAAACTCATAGTGCATTGTAATTAGTTTGTATAATGGTACCGGACACAGAAGAGGTCGAAGAGCAGTACAATGCCAGGAACTCTTCCCGTTCCGGAGTGGGGGTGGTGATGAAGCGGAAAAATTCATCGGTTGTAGCCCCGGAGGAACTTGTAAATTTCCGGTAAGCGGCAAGCAGTGCAGTTACATTGCTTGTCTCGATTGCTGCTGTGATGGTTTTATCGTCATTCATGCTGCAAATATGATGTTTTGATCATGTGCGGCAAAGGACAACTAAAGCAGTTCTGCTTTAACGGAAAGCCCGTAAGTAATGGCATAGTGTACGCCTCCGTATTCTTTATCTTTCCAGATGATATCACCTTGAGACGTCTGACCATTGGGAACCCGGACCTTGTAGTAAAGGTCGAAACTGTAATTGATTTCTTTGATGAAGAACTCTTTGCCGGCTTCATAATCTTCTTGAGTCGGTACAGTAAACGGTATCTCAATATCCGAAACCTGATCACTTACCTCGTTTTTACGTAGCACTCCGAGCCATTGCGCCGGTGGGGTAATAGCCTTCTTCCACTCCTCGACTTGTGCCCGTATCTTGAGTTCTACTATGTTTTCACGATTATTGTGAAACGCCCATTTGTAGAGTTGCTCAATCGTTTGTATTCCTTGCTCTGCATCCAAGTCTAAATCGGTTTCCCCGACAGGGATTAGGAGACGAAGGGTACGAAGACGGACAGTAGCCGGACGTGAAAGAAGTTTGGGTAATGTATAGCGCACTGTATCAAGCAGTAATCGTTGGCCATCTATATTGATCGTTTGACTGAAATCAATATTGAGTAATTGAATTGGATTCAAGTGTACAGGAACTTCAACCGTATGATTGGAATGTCGGAGAATGGCGTCAAATCCCTTCCAAAAACGGGAGAACAGGCCATTATCACCAGTAAAGGTCATGGAGATATCAAATGTGTGTCCGTTGATGGCAATAGCCTCACCGCCGGGTGCGTAACATCTTGGCGATCCGTAGGGGTAGGGAGTGGATGCACGGGGCATGGAAAAGCAAAAGCATAGAGGAGTTTGGGTGTTTTGCTCCTCTGCCAGTTCTACGCTGGCGCTGGAGATATTGGTATATTTGTGTACTTTTCCCAGGAGATAGGCAGGACAAACCGGTTGGTCATCGGGGTAAGAACCTTTCATCGGCAGGCATTCATCAATAGATGATATCTCCATATAACTGATGTTTGCCCCTTTATCCCAGGGGAAGAAGTCAGAGCTGCGGGCTTCACGAACTCCGGTCAGATTGTTCCGGACATAATAAAATCCATCCCATAAAGAATAGGTGAGATATCCTTTTGCTGTGTTACTTGACAAGACATGGCCAAAGGGTTTAAGAAATTTGTCGAGTGAGTCGGCAGTAGGAGTAGCTACTAAATTGGTATAAGGACCGGAGATATTGGTCGATGCGGAAAGTTTGAGTTGCTGTGCAGCGGCATAGTTGATAACAGGCCGGGCCGACTTGAGCAGGGACCAGTTCAGTGAGGCCGGAGTTGAGATGATATCTTTGATAAATTTGAGATTAACGGTTTTATTTTTACCATCAACAAAATACACCATACCAAAGCGACAGTAGAGGGCTTGTAGGAACTCGTTAATCGTGCAATCGGGTAGAAGGTCAGAGTAATCAATGAAGCCCTTGACTATGCTGTCGGCCATGTTGTTCAGAACTACCAGACGGGAGAGTTGACGGTGGGTTGAGAATGGATTTTCAAGGACCGTATAACCGTACTGGACGAATATAAAATTGAGTATCCAAGATACTTTTAAAAATGGGCTGATGGCATAACCTTCAGGAACGGAAGTAAGGACGGGTTCGTTATTGATAAGGAATGTTTCCTGTCTGGCAGTTCCCTGAAGGGAGTAGGTACCATTCTCTAATTTAGTTATCTTGTTGATGTATTCGGGGTAGTAAGTGGTGGTTTCCGTACCGTTCACGGTTGTTGTATGTGATGGCATGGCTACACAAATGGGAAAGACGGAAAGAGCATCGTCTACGATTGTTTCATTCATAATAGAATTGAGCAGGTTGATGACTCCGGCTGTTCCCCCTTCGGGACGAATAACCGGAGCAGAGAGGGAACGGAGTGAAACAGCATTCCATTCCGAGTAGAGTTCAGACTCGTCAAAACCTATATTGGATACGATTCCTCCGGATTTGGAGGCTTGTGTGATGTTCATCTTACCTATTCGGTTGTAGACACCATCGGAGACGGTGACACGGGCATCCGGGGCAGGGGAGTAGGTACTATCCGGACGATGGACATGGGTGATCAGTGAAAGGTTATTTCGGGAGGCAGGAAGCGTGGCCGGTACGGATTGTGAGCCACGTTCGTTGTAAATAGGGGAGGTGTCTTCGATCTCAATGCTGAAATCGTTTTGAAGATCGAATATTCCTAATTGATTTTTTATCTTGAGTGACATGTGTTATTGTTTTTTACGGGTGAATGGTTCCTTTGATTTATCTGCTAATTCTTGTGCTTCGTTGAGCTCGCGAAGCACGATGTATGCTTTGAGGTATTTAAGTTTCTCAATCAGTGCATGTAGCTCTTTGATCAGTTGAGCCAAGTTTGCTTCCTTATCAGTCGGTGAAGAAGTTGTCTGAGAGGTATGGGAAGTACTGTTACGGATCAGATCGTAATTGCCTTCAGCACGCTGGGAAACTCGGCCACTGCGAGCATCCTGAATGGCCTGTACGACAATGGGGTAATTAATGTGGTGCTGAAGACGGGAAAGATCTTCGGCATTGATGATTAATTCTGCTCCGGATTCGGATATCAATGAGGTACGGCGAACGATTCCGGTCGGTGAATCACCTATGTAGGGAACATCCCGATAGGTCCGGCCATCATCTTCACCAATGACATCGTATCTGCCGGATGCCCATTGCTTGACCTGTACCTGAGCAGTTTTGGTACTGTCGGTATTGTTATCGGTTGCGGAAGTGGAGGAACTCCCCCCTTTAATCAGTCCTTTGAGCGTTGATTTTGCAGCGGCCAATGCTCCCATGATCAGTCCGGAGAGAACTGCGGCACGGGCTGCACCGGTTGCTCCAAAGGTTGCAACAGAGTCGGGCATGGCATAGGCTTCGGCAGCGGAACGGGCTACAGCTCCGACAGCTACCCCCGTGGCCTTGGCTATTTCAATATCAATCATCTGGCTTAGTACATCGAATAGTATATCGAGCATAGTATCAGCAAAGTTCTGCAGGGCATTTTCTTGACCTGATATCATTTGTCCGAGGGTATCGCCGATCTGTTCACCGTATTGCCGGTACTGTTGTGCCTGTTCAGTGAGCCTTTGTTTCTCCTTCCTGGCCAGTTCATCTTTTTTCTTTTGAGCGGCATCTTCAAGTTTCTTCCGCTCTTTTTCTTCATCTTGAAGACATTTTACTTTAAAGTCGAGTAGTTGTTGTTCAATGGTGCGCCGTTGATCAGCGTCGAGATTAGCAATTTTGAGAACACGTTCCAGGTGCATGATGGTTAGGTGCTCCATTGCTTCATTGTACTCTTTCTCTGTTTTCAGATTTTCATCCTTACCGGAAACATAGAGAAGTTTTAAGTCCTTTTGTTGGTTTTCATAAAGTGTCTTTTCTTCAGCGAGCTGTCGGTTCATCTGCTCTTTTTGCTGTTTAATTTTGATATCGTTGATTCGATTTTGAGCATCAATACCTTCTTTACTTTTTGCACCGGCTATATTAATGACACGTTGCAGATGTTCTAATTCGAGGGTTTCCATCCGGTCATTAAACTGCTGCTCGGTTTGCAAGGTTTCGTCCTGGCATTTGAGATAGGCTTCTTTAAGTTCCGACTGGTGTTGAGAGTAGAGCTTGGCTTCTTCTTCAAGCTTCTTTTTAAGAAGGGCTTTGGCTTTCTCTTCATCAATTATGGGAGTTGTTATTTTGTTATTTGTAGTTTCTTCATTCGCTTTGTTGACCTCCTCTATGGCTAAAGCTGATTCACCTATCTCTTTGGTTATTTCATCTATTTTCTCAGAAATTGAGGATAAATTTTTTCGCGTTTCATTAAGAGTTTCTAATGCTTTTCCTTCTTTTTCTGTACCAAAAAGTCTGGAAATTTTAGCTGTAAGGCTATTCCGATTATATCCTTGTAAGGTATTGGTTTGGCGAATCTTCCAATATTGATCACTTTGGGTTTCTTCATCTTTTTCCAGTGTACGTTTCTGGGCATAAAGATTTTCAAGTTCTTGCTGTGCTGCTTTTAACTTGATTTGCTTTTCAAGTTGTACCAGATAATTTTTGATTGCGTCTGTATTGTTTTTCGTTAATGTTCCTTCATCGGTTAGTTGGGCATTGTAGTCTGGAATGATTTCTTTTAGATCATTTAAAGCCTTTCGACGAACATCAAGCGCAATTCCATTATCATTGATGACAGCAGTCAAAGCACGTATCTTCGATTCTTGTTGAATAAATGATTTATTGGTCTCTTCATTTACTTTTTTTATTCCTGATACAGAATCTTTCAATTCATCGTTTTTCTTTTTTAAGTTTATGAGGTAGGCTATAGCTGTGGCCGCGACTACGGCTATTATACCATAGGGGTTTGTCATCAGCTCTTTCTTAATGGCTTTTAAAGACTTTGCAATATTATTATTCCAAAATGTAACGACTTTACTGATTATTACATCAGAGTTCTTAGCAGCTGTGTAAGCTATAAGGGCAATGGTCAATAACGTAATTGCCCTTTTGTTTTCATTGATGAAGTTTAATAGTTTAATGAGTTTTCCAGTCCAACTGACAGCACCATTTGCTGCTGATATGAGGGCAGGATTGAGCTTTTCTAATAATTCAATACCAAGTTCCTGCATGCGGTTTTTGGCTTGCGATAGTTTAGCTGCCGCTGTTTCTGATTTTGTGGCGGCCTGCTCCATGGCTACGGACGTACCGGTGACTGCCTCAGTGTAGTATTTTACCTTATCGGCTTCATTGATAAGTACGGAGGCCACATTGTATCCTTCTTCTCCAAATTGCTTCTTAATCTGGGCTGCTGAGAGTTGCTTTTTCTGAAGGTTATCCAAAGCTTTCTCTAAACCAACGATTTTGGGATTTGTATCGTCTGCTCCGGTTTGTAGGGTAAGGAAGAATTTCTTTAAACCGGTACCGGCTATTTCGTCTTTGATACCTTTTTCGGCCAATGTTTCAATAGTACCCACGAGCTGTTCGATAGGAATTTCGGCAGAGGCAGCAGCTACTCC